GGATCAACTGGCACAAACTGCCCGTTCATCCGCATCATCTTCTGCTCGTCCATATTCTTATTCATCAGGCGCAGCATGATGCCAAACAGGTCGCGCAGGCCGTCGGCCAAGTTGCGCACCATCACCTCTGTCTGGCCCGCAGCGGCCTGCACAGACGCCTGAACGGCTGCCTTGGTGGTAGACTGCAATGCGTCAGGGTTAAGCCCCACAGAGGCGCTTGTAACGCCTGTCTTCTGCTCGGTGAGCTGATCCATGTATGCCAGCGCAGATAGCGTTTGACCGGCAACGAATGGAACGCTGAGATCCTGCACAGATCCGGCTTGGCGCATTCTGACAAGTGAGCCAATCTCGTTGTTCAGCACGTCGTCGATATTTACAGCGCCGTCTACGATCCCAATGCGGGGATTGTTGGTCATCGCAACGTTATCCAAGATGCCACGCAGAATAGACGTCGCGGCGTCCTGATCGTTCTCCACCAGCTCGGCCAAGCTGTGGCCGTACCAGCTGTGTGGCTCTGGGTCGATTTCAAACTTGGCAAACGGGATCTCGTCGCACGGCATGAAGTCTAGCAGCTCGTATGATGTGCCGCCGCAGAGAAACTTGTACAGCACTGGCACGCCGGTTCCGTCAACATCCATACGCATGTAGGCTTCTGTGATGCCGACCAGCTTCATGGCTGGGTCTAGCTCGTCTTCGTCTGACAAGTCTTCCTCGTAGCCTTGGCGCTCAAGCACCTCTGCGCCAGACATGTCATTTGTGCCGTCAAATGGCGTCAGGTTGGATATGACTTCGAAGTCGAAGCCCATCTCGACCAGATCGCCAACGCGCATGTCTGTGCGGTGCGCCACGACATATGCATCATCGAATGACCGGCAGTCGCGGTTGACGAAGAACTCTTCTGGCGGGATGCTTTCTATGCGCAGCTCGCCCTTCATCTCAGTGCGGCTAATCTTGACCGAATGGACAGGAAGCTCAATGTCCATGCCCATCTCGTCCACCTCGATCGACATCTCCATGGTATGCTCGATCACGTCAACGTTATCCTCTTGGATCAGGAACGTGTATTCATCATCAGACAGGTCGGTGTAGGTGTATATTTCGGCCACGGGGTAGTCGTGCCAATACGCCTTCACGATGCCCTGCTTCTTCACCATGGCGTCTTGGAAGGCGTCGTTCAGCACGCGGTATCCGTTTAGACGCGTAAACTCATGCTGGATGTAGCTGGTGGCCTGCTCGGCCAGCGCAACGTCTTCTGGCCCCTTCGGGATAAACTCTACCGGCCTCGCGGTGGACATGAAGATCCGCATCAGGCTTGGCTTCACAGAGCGGATCGTGTCGCGCACCTTCGTTGACACAACCTTGCTGCGCCCGTCTTCGTGGCCAATATCAACCTCGCCGTCGTAGTAGCGCTGCGACTTGATGCGGTCTTCGCTGATCTCGCTTTCAACGAAGTCAACGGCATCGCTGATCGCATTCTGCACGATGCTTTCGATTTCACGACGATCTTTTGGCTGTGGTTGCATTTTTATGTCCTATTCGTTTCGTGCATCTTACCGCGTTTGCGTCATTTGCTCAATCGCCGCCAGCCAGAAGGCCGCTTGTCGCGCCAAGAAGGCCAGAGTAAAATTCGGGCCTCTGCATCATGCGTCTGCGCCGCATTTCATCCATTTGCTCACGCTGCAGTAAACTTCCAAGCATTTTACGTTGTGTCGCTGGGTCTTGCTCAAACAGCATTCTGGACATCTGCGCCGCGCTTTTCTCGCCTATCCCTTGAGCGCGTGATATCGCTTGTGCGCCCATCCCCTGAGCAGCGCCAGCGACATTTCCCATGCCAAGACTAATAAGGCTGGCCGCGTCTATGGCAGCGTCATCTCTCTGCATCATTCTTTCAGCCGTTTCAGAGCCGCCCATAACTTTGCGGGCAGTGCGTGTCTTTTCAGACTGAATCTTCATAAACCGCTCGAAACGCTCAAACTGCTCTGCGTTGTCAAATGTAAGTCTCAGAGCGGCGCGCTTTCTCGGTGTGCCAAAAATAGTTTTGACGAAGTCACTCGCGTCACCTGTCCTTGATGCAAGCTCTTCAACTTGGCTAATCAAACCAGTGCGCAAGGCTTCTTTTTCGCCCTTAGACATTTTGCCAACACGCTTAACCAGCTCTTTCTCTGATATTTTTGTGAAATTAAATCCGGCGTCATATGCGTCTTTCAGCCTTGCACTGTCTGCAAATTGAATGTTGGCCGCTTCATATGGCTTATTTTGCCTTATGATTTCAGAGTTCCACGTCTTTTTTAGCTTGGTCAATGCCCTGCCTCGCGAAGTCACCTTGCCAGTGATTGCGTCAGTTTCAGCTTCAATCAAAGCATCTAAGCCTTTTTTAATCTGATGCGCCACTTGAGTTGGCATCCCAACTGCGCCGCCAGCAGCGGCCTCCGTAGATAAAAATCTGCCCAGATCTTTGGGCATTCCAGATATATCTATGTCTGGGTCGATGTCTGCGATCTCTACAGCTTTTCTGTAAGCGTCCTGCACGACCTTGCTTTTTGCCATACTTTGAAACGGCGCTGCATCCAGCTCGACCTCATACGCCTTTCTGTACGCTGGCTCTGCCTCTGCTCTTACGCGTGCAGATAGGTCGTCAAGGTAATCAAGGCCAGTTGGCCCTTGCACTCCAGATATGTCTCTCGCCTGCTCGGATATTTGCTCTGCCTGACGCTGCTGACGCTCAGCGAATTGCTCGACAACTTTTTGACGCCCTTCGGATGGCACAGCCTGCGCCCGCCATCCAGCGCCGCGTAAATTTTCGCCAAGATCCGCGATTGTAATATCCTCGATGCCAAGCTGTCGAGCCTCGTCTAATCGCCTTGCGGCCTCTCTGGGTGTTAAGCCGTCACGCTCAAGCGCCTCCAAAAGTTTTCTTTCTGCAAACGTAAACGCACGCTTTTCGCCGCCTATACCTAAACTGTCTGCGACTCTGCGCAGAAACTGGCCACCCTTTTGCACCGCAACAGGTGCGGCTGCGCCCAGCGTGCCACCCAAAGCAGCGCCAGTTGCAGCGCTTGTAGCTCTTTCAGCCAAACCACCTTCACCGGCACCAAAGCCAGCTATACCGCCTTCTATGGCCCCAATTTTAGCAGCTCGCGCAATGGTCGGCGCAAGCCTTGCGGCGGTTGTGGTGCCAACTGCAGCACCGCCTGTGCCTGCCGTAAGCAGACCGGCAAGCGCCGTTGGGATTACAGCGCCGCCGATTTCAGCGCCAATCGCCTCAAGCGGCTTGTCGGCTCTATATGCCTCCAATTTTCCGCGTATCTGCTCAAGGTTTTCCTCGTAGCTCTTCCCCTCAGATAACCCAAGAGCGCGACCCGCCGCCGAAAGTGGGTTCCGCAGAGCCGCCTCAATCTCGTCTGCAAAGCCAAGCGTAAGCCCCTGAGCGCCAGCACGCAGCCGCTGCGTTTCCGCTGGCGGCTGATCCGGCTTGGCCATGTCGCTTGACGTCACGCCTTGCGCGGCTTCTTGAACAATTTTTTGAACAAATGCGTTTTGCTCGCTAATACTTAAATTCGCAAAAGCATCATCAACTTCGACCTCACCAACGCCGTCTATTTCAATAATCATTATTTGATGCTCCACTTTAAATCTGGGGCCGTGCCTTCTGGAACCTCAACTGGGTCTAACTTAAACCGCTCTCTACGCCGCGCTATCGCCGCAGCACGATTGTCACGCGCTCGCTGGTTTATCCTTAAAAGCTCTTGTATCGCAGCGTATGCTGTTGCCTCAGTGCGAGCGTCTCCAAGCTCTTTTGCAGCCCTCTGCGCATCGCCTTCAGTCTGGACGCCTTTATTCAAACGTAGGCTGGTGTTTACAAGTCGCGTCTTAAATCTTTCAAATTCGTCGCGCGCTTTGGCGGTTTCTATTGCGCCCTGCCCGCCGACGCCAATTGAGCCAAAGACTCCTTTAAGAAACCCAGAAAGGCCAATATCAAGCGGGCCGGTAAACTCTTTTGTCGCTGGGTCATATCCAAAGTCGCCAATGATGCCAGATATGTCCTGCATTAAATTGTCTATTGCCGTGATCGCCTCAAAGTCAGCTTCTTCTGCCTTCCTTGCGTCGGCTGGCAAGCCAGTGGCCTCCCTTTTCGCTTCACGCTCTGCTTGCGCAATACGCTGCTCCGCGGCCACTACGTCTTCATTTATGGTAATCACAGGCTCGCCGCTTCTGCCTTCTGGGTAGGTTACGGTGTATTTACCGCCGCCAAGTATTTCGCTTGGTGGTTTTACCGCTTGCGCTGCAATCTGCTGGCCCATCGCAGTTGGCGAGAGCTGAGTTAAAATTGCCATCGCTGTCTGCATATCGCCTGATTGGAGCGCTTCAGATGCACGCTTAGCCAAAGACCGCGCCTCTGTGTCTCTTGATATTTTCAACGCCTCTGATGCGTTTAGCAAGCCGCCACGCATCAAATCAGCAGCTTCTGGAGAATATTTTTCCAAGTATTCAATCGTCTTGTTTCGCTTGGCAGTCGCCTGCCGCTGCGCGCCGCGCGCCCTGATTGCCTCGCCAGCACGCAGCTCCGGCAGGATGAGCGGGTCGAGCGCCGCAGCAAACTGCTCCGCTCTGCTTAGGCCCGTTGTCGGGCTTGGCGTTCCGAGGTAATCCATGATGCCGCCGAAGCCGCCTCTGCGCTGCTGCGGCGCTGCCGCTGCCTGCGGGCGATCCTGCCGTAGCGCTGACAGTGGCGCGCGTGGCGCTGTTCGTGGTGCCATGCCGGTGGCCAGCATCTGCATGCGCAGCTCTTCTTCGCGCGCCCTATCGAATGGAGTTGCCATGTCTTTTCCTTTCAAACCTTCCCAAGCTGATGGGCCTTGCGTTTTATATATCCACTGCCCGATCTTGTCCTGCAGATCTTCTGTCATCATCTCGTTGCCAGTCAGCCCAAGACCTTTTTTTGCCTCTGCAAGAGTAGACCCAACCACTTGATAAGCGCCCATCGGCGTGGCAACGCGGCCAACTTGGCCCTTTACATATTGCGCGTATGGGCCAGACGGGCTGGCAAACTCAAGCGCCTCGTCAACCGTCATGCCCGTAAGATTAAACCCAGCGAAAGGATTTCCTGCGCGGTTTGCGTAGTTGTACAGCGCGTTATAATCGCCGCCGCTTTCAGTGGCGAATATACTTGGCTTTAGGCGCTCAAACGGTGTCATCTACTACCTCGGGAACATGCTTGCGCCAAGCTGTAGATAGTTGAACAGACCCGGCCGCATTGACTGCGTTGTCGTTGACTGGCTTGGCGTAGCCCCAAGCGCCGCCAATGGCGCTGCAAGCGCCGCCTGCGGTGCGCCGGTGTAGCCAGCATATTGCGCCTTGGCCGCGTCGATGAGCGACTGCTGCAACATCTGCTGCAGTAGACCCTGCTGCATCTGCTGCTGCTGGATCGCCTGCCCTGTGCCGAATGCCTGCTGGCCAAGTCCGGCGAGCTGCTGAGCTGCTCCAAGACGCGTACCCATTGCAGCCTGCTGCGCCGCCAAGTTTTGCGCCTGAGCAGATGCACGCTGCTGCGCAGCATATTGCGCCGCCGCCGTCTGAGCGCCGACATCCTGACCGGCGAGGCCAAGTGCAGTCTGGTAGCCCTGCTGGCGCAGCCTTGACGCGGCGTCTAGCGCCTGCTGCCCGTAGCCAAGCCGCGTCTCTGCCTCGGCAATGCCTTGGCGTGAGCCACCGAACGCGTTTGCACGCTGCGCCTGCGCGCCTTGCAGATTCAGCGCCTGCTCCTGCGCGGAGCCAATGTCACGCATCGTCTGCTGCACGACTTGGCTCTCATACGGGTTGGTGTACGGCGCGAGGCTTGTGCCTGCGATCTGCGATGGCCGGTAGGCGGTCGGGCGTATGCCCATCGGCGTGAAGCCCAGACCCTGCTGCGTCGCGCCCATTGCCTGCTGCAATGCGCCAGCCGCCGCCTGATTTACGTTAAACTGGCCCTGCGGCGCGAGCGGCGCGTATTGCGCTTGGCTTGGCTGCGGCATGGGGCGTGGCTGCTGGCCGAATATGCCGCCCTTGAGGCCGCCAGATGGCATTGGCAAGCCTTGGTTTGGCATCAGCCCACCGCCCGCGCGCGCAGTGCCACCCAAAACGCCGCCCGCCTCAGCGGTGCCTTCGATGGGCGGGGCAACGCCAAAAGTATGTGTAATATCCTGATCAGCTATAAAGTTAGGATCACCTTTTATCTCTATCCCCGAAGCAGAGCCCGAGGTGTCATATAAAGGAGGAGGGGGAGGGCCAACCCTAGGGCTCGGCTTTCCGAGACCCATATAGTCCCCACCGGGGGAGCCCCCACCGGGGGTTAGAGAGCCGCCCATCGCCTGCGCTGCTGGCATTGCGACCTGACCGCCGCCCTTTGCACCTTGTCCAGCCATTTTATGCTTCTCCTCGTATTGCGCGGGGCTTGAGCATGCCGCACACGCGGCTAAACGGCTCGCCAATCGCCATAATCATCTTGCCGACCACATTCGGCTTGTACTTCTCTGGGCGCTGCTTGTGCGCCATCTCTGCCGCCCACGCCTTAACAATGGGCCACATTACCGCGCGGGCAGCTTTGGCACCGCGTGTATCCCTCTGTATATACTCGGCCAACGGAGCAGCCCACGCGTGGTATCCTTCCATAAGCTCAGGATCATTGCGGTGCAGCCACACGCCGTAGCGCTGATCCAAACGCCAGATTTCGCGCGGCAAGTAGCCAAGATTGTAATATGCGCAGCACAAGATCTTCTCCACACCGCCGCCGCCTGCTGAGCCGCCTTCT